ATACAGCCGCTTACCCTCCTCGTTTATGCGCTGCAGGGTTTTGGGTTCAAATAATTCATAACGAAATTTTTTCATTTTATGCTACTCTCATTCTCTCCACTGGATTATAACATGTCATTTCGTGTTCGGCAATAATAAAATCTCTGACGAATCCTGACCTAACAATGTCATCAATACCAAACTCGATATGAGACATGCAATCCATTCTATTGAAGATTTTCATTATCTGTGTAAGGCCTGAGCTTTGATTGTATCTGGCACTCGTTAGATCATCCTGTAAAATATCACCACAAATAATGATACGTGAATTATCACCAACACGAGTTAAAACTGTTTTAAGCTCCATGTAAGATAAGTTCTGTGCCTCGTCTAGTATGATGATACAGTTGTCTAGTGTCGTTCCTCTGAGAAACGATGTAGACTGAAATTCAAACAAACCTTTTTGCTTCAGGATATCGTAAGCATCTCCTCTGTTAAAAAGTTCTGAACAAATGTTTTTATAAGGCGCTTCGTAATTCGCCATCTTTTGTGTCTCAGTTCCTGGTAAGAACCCTATGTCTTTAGATGGTTGCGCGGAGCGAATGACAACGACTTTATCCTTATCATGATACTCGAATAAGTCGAAGAAAGCAAGATACAGGCTTAAAAAAGTTTTGCCTGTGCCTGGTGAACCATGTAACAAGATGTGCTTATCATTGTCGTATGCCTCGAAAGCACTTTGCTGGTTGTCGGTTTTTGGTGTGATTTCGCGAAGTTTCATGCCTCTCTGTGGAACAGTGTCACGATCATCTAAAATACCTTGCCGTCTCAGTGATCGTCTTTGTTTCTTTGAAAGCGCCATATACTCTTTCCCTTTGTTGGTTAAAAGAATCACATAACCATATCAAAACGTATTGATATTATTTCCCCTCCCTGATGCTTTTTTGATTGATTTTAGAACGTCACGAAAGCCATCGTCAGGTTTCATACTGCCGCTGTCGCGAACAATAGTTGAAGATGTGACAACCGATGTGAGGTGAGGATTATCGGTTCGAAAGGTGTCTAACTCTGACATTTTCAGGAAGTGTTCTTCCGTCTCACCAGTGTCGGAATTTTTAAAAACGTATGTAGGCATAATTATATTTATTCAACTGTAAATTCTATAATCATCGTGATCGAATTCGGAGACTAAATCACCTATATTATTAGAACGAAAAATATTTCTAATTCTTTTTTCCTTCTTGTGTTGATCATATGTCTCTTGGTACTTATGGTTGCCATCGCAGAAACGTTTTTCAGTACTGCGATTATCACGTTTTGTCTTACTCATTTTTATCTCCGTTAGATTGACAAATCAGGGAATGCGTCCTTGACCAATTTCTTGGTAATTCCCTTATAAGGCAGTTTTTTATCTTTGACTGCGCAGACAAGTTTCGCTTCATCAGGATGAAGCGATTCTAATAAATCAATGAAAAGGCTTTCTCTTTTAACCTGATGCACGTTTGGATTCACGGGTTCAATAAACAAATAAAATTTTCTGAGTTCTCTATAAAGACCAGAATCGTGTGGTTCGGCGAATTGATTAGGTTCATATGGAGGCGAACCTTCGGGTAAAGCAAAGGTTACTTCACTATCGAACACATACCGCAATAACTCTCTTAACACTTTGTTGTCTCGGTGTTTTTGCAAATAATTGATCTTTTCTTTTCTCGTTTCTTTTGATTCAGTTTCACTTAATACATTACTAATTAATGGTGTGGGCACTTTCAATCTCCTTGAAAATCTAATTCCAATTGTCTCATATTCTCATCGTCATTGTCAATAAAATCATGAGAGTTATACATTGTTTCCGCAAAGTTTTGCAAAGGATGTTCTTCGTCAGACATAGACATTAATAAAGAGCGCATTGATTCATAAACAAAAGAAGTTTCGTAAATGTATTTTTCTCCTACGCCGAGCATATCATATCCAGACTCCGACAATTCAACAAGAATAGTTTCCATTAAATATTCAGCGGTATTGTCTATAACTGTCAACTCTTGACTTAACTCATACTCGTCAGCCAATTTTTGATAATTCTGCTGCTTAATCTGATTAAGCCTTTTCTCTAAAGGAAAATCTATAACCTTTGACATATTCGTATTAACACTCATTTTATATTCCTATCAATATTTATGAGGTTTTGTAGTTAAACAAAGGCATTTCGACTTTTGGAAATGATGTGTCTGTGACTTGTGATTCCAATGCTTTCATTAGAGCTCGCCACTCATATATTCTGAAATTCCAGTTATAAAAAGTGTCCGCATAGTTCTTCGTCGGATACACCTTAGAACGGAACGCTTCGTCTTTATAGTTTTCAATTGCATTGTCTAGAACATTATAAAACATTCCAGCATGGGCGTTGACATCTTCGTGTATTTGGTACATGTTTGTCCATTTAGAGGATGTCTCAGGCAAGGCACCAAAGTTACTATGTACGCATATTAAACCAGCACTCATTGCTTCCATCAAACACAGACACGATGTTTCAGGCCAGATTGAAGGATATGCGAAGATGTGAGAGTTCTTCAACGCTTCACGCACAGTTTGATTTGAAGCGGAACCGTGATACGTTACATTAGGGTGGTCTTGTAGTCTTTTAAAGACCTCGGCATACTGTTCGTCTCTTTCTTTCCATCCGTAGAGTTCGAAAGAAGAAAAAACATCCAAGTGAAGATCAGGATATTTCTCAACCAATTTTTCGAAGACTGGTGCAAGTATGACTAGACCTCGGTGAGGTGTTGGCGTGTAGATTAGACGGATGCCTTTCTCAATATCGGGTTTCGTGTGTTCTTCAATTGGTTCAATCGCATTCTCAAGCACAACACATTGCGACCATTTAAGATCGTACATGTTGATATAGTTCTGCATCTGCCAGTTAGATACGAAAACAAATTTATGAAATTTATTTCGTTCAGCAGAGTTTTTTAAGAATTCGGATTCAGGATCACCAGGCAAATCATGAGCCCAGAAAATGCGTATTTTATCTTCATCTAAATCTCTGACTCGCGAAGACACGATTTGAAATTTTTCTAATAATTCATTATCAAGTTTTGATAGACGACTAGCAAGTTCTTTTGTTAGTATTTCTGTGCCGCCTTGTGAATCTACATTTGTTTCGTTGGACTGATATTCACCATTCAAAATTTGTGACATTACATTTCCTTTTCATATTTAAATTTATACTTTGTAAGATTTTCATATCCGCCTATCGGATCGCCGTCTACCATAATCCACGGCACAGTTCTCGCCATTGGATACAATTCTAAAAATTTATCTCGTTCAATGTCTTCACCAATCTTAAAAGTTACATAATCAAGTCCTTTCTGTTGCAGAAAAGATTTTGCTGAATCACAATAAGGACAATTGTCCTTAGTAAAAATTATAATCTCATAGTTCATAACTGTTCCAATTGTTTACCATTTATTTTGACGCCGATGAATTCATTATAATAATCTTCAGTGAGTAAAACATTCCTATCAACCTGTTCTTTCATTTCATAATATGAACATTGGGTTTTAGTCTTACATAAGTGTAACACACTTCTATTAAACTTGTCAAATCCTAATCTCTCAACATCATTTAATAGATTGTTCGATGAGCCATAATAGTTCTTCCAATCAGACTCAACTCGCTTGGTTCGTTTTCTCTTTTTACCCTTCAATGGAGGAAGTTTTCTATTTGACCAGAAGAATTTTTTACCAACATAATATCTTAGATCGACCGTGTTCTCGATCAAATATACCATGCCAACATATTCTTCGACATCTTCAGTTTCAAGTATTGCATCATTATAAATCCAAGGATTATTATATGATGCTACCATTCATCATACTCTTCTGTCACTGTGAAATCTTCGATGTTTGCACTACACACAGGACAAAATTGAACTTCTACTTGTCCTTCGTCCTCATAATTAGATTGCAATACTATCACATCACACTTGACTTCACAAGATATACAATTTATTGTTTTTCTTTTCATTCAAACACCTATAATGTAAATCCTTTGAATGTGGCTCCGTCCACATCCTTTTTTATTCCCCCAACGATGTAGGATGTTATTTCTGTCTCTTGCGGAGCAACCTGCACATCAGAACCGCTAATCCACTTCTCTGTCCAAGGCAGTGGATTACTACCGCCTCGATTTGTCGATAGACCGACTGCATTCATTCTCTTGTTAGCGATCCATTCAATATACTCGCAGAGTAGACTTTCATTCAAACCAATCATCGTGCCATTCGTGAATAGATACTTTGCCCATGTCTTTTCTTGTTCTACAACTTCATTGAATATTGCACGAACTTCTTCCTGACATTCTTCTGCAATCTTATCAAAATCTTTATCTTCTTTCGGCAGTATTTTTAAAAGATGTTGAGTACTTGCTAAATGTACATTCTCATCACGCGCAATAAACTTGATGATCTTAGCATTGCCTTCCATCTTCTTTAACTCAGCGAATGCCCATGAACATGCAAACGACACATAGAAGCGAATACCTTCAAGAGCATTTACAGCATTCAGACAACGCCACAAAGCCTTCTTGTGTGCGTGAGTGCCATACATCTCTCTATTATCAGTGAGAGTGATAAGATTGTCGTAATATTTAGAAATAGAATTAGCGCAGTCTACGATTTCTTTTAGATCCAACATCTCATCAAACACCACGGAAGGATCGCTGTAGATGTTTCGAATGATGTGAGTGTATGACCGTGAGTGAATCGTTTCACTGAATGACCATGTAAGAATCCAATTCTCTAATTCTGGCAACGAACAAATCGGCAACAATGCTGCGACTGGTGCTCGGCCTTGAACAGAATCAAGAAGAATCTGTCGTTTTAAATTGCTGGTGAAGATATGTTGCTCATGGTCATTCAAAGATTTAAAATCTTTGCCGTCACGACTGATATCGACCTCTTCTGGCCTCCAGAAGAAACCAAGTTGTTTATCAGTTAATTTTTCAAAGATTGAATACCTTTGTTTGTCATATCTTGCGATATTAACGGGTTCACCAAAAAAACAATTTTGTTTCATAGCGTCAACTCGTTTTTTATTAAATACCATGTCTTTTTTCTCTACTCCATTTCAAAGTTGATTGTAATATCTGGGTCCAATGTTGTATCTAAATCTATGTTTTCAATTGTTACTAGATTATCATCAGCATAACCATATTCATGATGTGTTCCATCGCTCTCTAAACTAATCTCAGAAATTTTTGAATAAGGTCCAACGTCTTCTTCATTGTGATCATATTCAACTTCTATTGATATGTCATCTACCGATATATCGGTAACGGAAACCTTTTTTTTCTTAGAAAAAATAGTATCCCAGTTATCATCGAATGTTTTTCTGCCAATGTTCATAGGCCTTCTCCCACTTCCTTTACCAGACATTTTTCACCTCAGATTTTGCAAGATTCACAGTCTTGATCTCCTTCGACCGTTGTTTGTTGT